TTCATTAACTTCTATTTCTTCGATAGTTTCATCAGTTGGCTCCAGAACTTCAATTTTTACATTTGATGTGTCAAAAAGCAAAGGAAAAACGATGCCATCCGGACCATTGCGATTTTTTGCAACATACATTTTACCAGTATTGGCCACCTTGTCTTCTTTGGTTCTCGAAACTGTGCATATAAAGTCAGCGACGAAGCACTTGTTAAAGGCTTCTGATATCGCTTCCATCGTAATTACCGCTTGATTCAAACCAGTCCTATTCGTTTGAGATGCTGTCCAAACCGGACATTCATATTCTTTCGCGATCGCTCGCAATTCTTCATAAATAGACTCTAGTTGGTTCCTTTTCTCTTTAAAATTTGTTGTTGCTTTCAAGATATCAGCGTAGTCTATTATGATTAGATCAACTTTCTTGTCTCTTTTCAATAACTTATCTAGTGATGCTCTTATCGTGTTTACGGTTGCAGACTTCGTAGGATATTCTTTGATAAATAAATCACCCTTTACATCCAAACATGTTTCTTTGATCTTGTCCTTAAAAGCATTTAGTCCAGAAAGTGGGTATCTAGTTATGCAACTGTCGTATCTTTGTCCGACCACCTCTTCTGAAAGCTCTAGGGTGTAATGCGCAACGGTTTTTCCCGATATAAGCGCACTAGCCCCTAAATGTACAAGTGCGTGAGATTTTCCAGCGCCAGTCGGAGCAACAACAACTCCCAGTTCGCCCTTGCCTATACCTCCTTTGGTTATTTTATCGATCCTGCCCCATCCAGTGCTGATCGGGTTACGGGCTTTGAATACATAACGAAGTTCAAAATCCTTTTTATAGTCATGGCCGTGGTCATTATCTACGCCAAGCTTTACAGCTTCGTCTATAACTTTTTTAATCTCTTCAAACGAAGAACTGTCCAGAAGTCCGACTGAAACCATCATCGCTTCTTTTAGCTTTTGCTTTTTACAAAAGTCCAATGAGGTTTCTTTAACATAGTCAGAATCTTCGATATCTTTAGTTCTTACTCTCGTGAAGAAATCACGAACTTGCTTTTTTACCAGATCAGCATGTTCCTCTAATTCGGTTCTAAGTATAGAGTCTAAAATTTCACTGCTAGGGTGTACTTTATATTTCTCTCTATACTCGAAAACCAAACTTGTGAAAACCTGTAAATATTTGGATTCAAAAAACTTAACATCCAAAACTTCTTGAATTTGCTCCGAGAAGATCCGGTCTTCTAAGATTAGTTGTACAAGTTTTTCTTGAAAGTTTTTTCCATATAAAGAAAAGTCTTCTTGCACCTTCCCCTCCTAGTTCTGTGCTAATATACAAAAAACGAAGCTATTTGTCAATGAGTATTTTATTAAATCGCTGGAAAAGATCCGCCCAGCTACTCTCGCCAAATCCATCAAGCGTCATCATCTTGATCACTTCTGTCTTATTAAGGATTAAATCATCTTTATCAATAATAGATCGTATTTTCATTTTTGTGCTCGCGCTAATATTTGGCGAATCTAATTGCATCAATTTATAGTTCTCTCGGATTAGTGATTCTTGGCCTAAAATAGAAGGGAACGCCTTGACTGTGTCGATATTGCCCCGGCAGTGCTCTAATATCGCTGCTATAGAGCACTCTGCTTCTTCTCTCATAAAGGGAAATCTTTTTTTGACAGTCGCTAATCCCACGCCCTTAACGCCGGGTAAATTATCATTTTTATCGCCTGCTATGGCTCTTGCCAGTGCAAAATTATTTGGATGGATTCCATATTCTTCAACAACACGATTGACATTCAAAACTTGATCTTGTGTCGGCCTATACAATACTGTCTCTTTATCCAACACCTGTATAAAGTCTTTGTCGCTAGAAACTATAACCTTTTGCCAACCAGAATAGTTTTGCAATCTACAAGAGAATGCTATCAAATCATCTGCCTCTATGTTCTCAAACATTAACTGCGTAACTGGCATGTAGCTTAGGTACTCAACAAGGCGTGTTTGTTGCCAAATTTTATTTTGCAACTCTTGGTTTTCTGTTAGGTTCCTTATCGTTCTATTCAGACGAATTGGATTGCGACCCTCTTTATAGTTCTTATTGACACTTTTTCTACGTCTTGAGCCGCCTGCTCCGTCCCAACAAACCACTATCCTATCTGGCTTTATATCTCGGCAGAGCTTCTGTAATATCTTAAGAAAGCCCTTTAGTCCACCAATTGGTTGTCCGTTAGTGGATAAAGAAGGGTCAACTATATACGCTCGATAATAAGAATTTAAAGCGTCTACAAATAGAACTCTCTTAGTCTTTGCCTTGGATCTTATCAACTTTTAACACCCTGAACGCTAAAACGCCGTTTATCTTCTTCGCTGCCAACGCTAGTTTGTTCAAGTGAAGTTTCAAACTTGGGTTTGTTAAAAAGAATTTTATTGTACATACTGTCAACTCCGATTTTTCACTCAAGCTCTTAGATGGGAATGAGTTAACAATTGTAACACCACACAGCGCCCTCATTTCATCAAGAATTTCAGTAATATTAGTTTCTTTATCAGATTTTACAGATACTTCTGCTTTATAAACATCGTGTTGTAGTGCTTCTAAAATAACTTCTTTGATTTTGTCTTTTAAAACCATGTATTTATCCTCTGTGTATAAATAGTTCGAAGTTATTTTAGAACCCATTACTCCGCATCTACATCATAAAAATCTGCTGCGTCTCCTGTTCTATTGTGGAACTTAAATATGATCTCTTCTTCCATGATCTCTAAAATACGATCTTTGAACTTTTCGTCTTTTAGCTTTTCGCTCCAACTAGAACCTTGAAACTTTTCTTCAGTTCCATCTTTATAGGAAATAGCATACCAGGGGCCTCTTGAAGTAAAGTGCTCAGAAGACTTTATCGCTTCCAGCCAGCTTTCCTCATCTTGGACTCTGACATCGTCACCCCACAAAATCTTGAAGGTGCACTCCCTGGCCTGTGTTCCAAACTTGGACTTTTCTAACTTTGCTTTGACTTCCGAACCAATTCTAAAGCCATTTTCGTCTTTAACAAACGAAGCCTTAGACTTACGTCCAGTAAGCCAAATGCGCAAATCATATGCGTAATGCATCGCCTTTCCACCGGGCGTAAAATAAGGCGTTGTCATCGCCTCCGCAACATTGGACGTAATATTGGTCTTTAGCTGGTTAAGAACAAGCAAGGTTGCCTCTGCATTGGCCAGAGGAATAGTCAACTTTGCCATGCCCTTGGATAAAATTCTGGGCTTGACAGCCATTGAAGAGAGAGGGTTAAAATCTCCCTCAATATCGGTGATCGCTGGGGTTAAGGCCAAGCTGTCCCAAACAAAGAGCATTTTATTTTGATTACTGCCAAGTAATTCTTCAATGGTCTCAAGAACAAACTCTACACTCTCCGCTTGGATGTATAGAACACGATCCAAGTCACACCCCGCCTTGGCAAGAAAGTCGGGATCAATCGCAGACTCTGAGTCGAAGTAAATAACATCAATATCCTGTTTTTGAGCATTCGCAGCAATTTGTGCCGCGAGATAAGACTTTCCTGTAGATTCAAGGCCAGCGATCTCTGTTATTTTTCCGATCGGAATCCCTGCAAGTTTTCCTTTGCAGATGATAGAATCCAGCCATCGCGAGCCAGTAGGAATCCATCCTCTCACCTCAGTGGGGTTGTCTTCCGTCAAGTTATAGGCCAAATCATAGCCTGCTTTGCGATTAATAATTTTTCGCATCTCGTCCATACTTAGCCGACCTAAATTGTTTGTAGATGCTTTTTTACTGCTTCTTGCCATTATAAAATCCTAATTATAGTGTTAAAGGGCGACGCGAGGTGTAAAGTGGAGGGGGGCCAACTAAACACCCCGCGTCGCGGGTAGTGCCTAAGAGTTCATCAACTCGTTAAAGGCACTGTCGACAGAGTTGTCTTCGCTTGTTAAATTAGCTTGGGACGTGCTATCGCCGCCCGCATCCGACACCTCTTCATCGATACTAGTCATATAGTCATGTAGCATCTTTCCAACATCTTCCGGGCTTGGACGCTCAAAGAGCGAGTCTACATCCGGAATAGAATCAAGTAGCTTCCCTGCCTCGTCACTGTCCTCCACCATAGGAGACGTGTGTCTACGTGGAGTGATTGTGGTCTGCGGGAACTGAGCGCCTGCGGGCTTGCCATAAGTGATGACAAGATCTGTCCCGCTATCAACATCAGTAATATCCCCGTAATCCGGGTTTAGAACAAGGTTTAGAAGCTCTTGGTAGGCAGTGCGGCCAAATCCCCACATCCTTACCCCCTGGTCCTCTTCTCCTCGCACAATTACTGGTGCAAAAAAGCGTTGGCGGGCGCTTAGGCTCTTTGCCATCTTGACACTGTCAGGATCCCCCTGCTTGTAGAGAGTTCTTACAAAGTCATCAAGAGGACACTCATCTCCAAAGTTCTTTTTTGGGCTTAGGAATGGTGTATTGTTGCCAAGATTGTAATGGAACCAAAATTCCTTAAACGGGTCGCCATCGGCAGTAGGCACAATGCGAATAGTCTGTTCTCCGTCCTTTGGTCGCCAAAAATTGTTTTTTTCGCTGCCTTTGCGATTCAAAGACGCCAACTTCTCTTTCATTTTAGTCATATCAATACCCATAATAAACTCCTTTTAATTAATGGGATAGAGTATGGTTGGCAAATTTCCCAACCATCTCATTTGTGTCGCAACTATACCTGACTCAAGAACGCTTGTAAAGCTAAAAATCAAATTTTTGTTCTTGAATGAGTGACGAATGCATAACACAGTAAGCATAATCTCTTTCATATTCAGTAGGATAGATGCCAAAAGACGCTCTGGTTTTTTCTTCGTTCTTTTCTTTGACCGAAGCGGTTATTTTTCGTAATAACGAGCCATCCGTCTCTAGTTTTTCTTTATTAATCGCGT